GCGGATTCCCGGATTTGCATGCCGGAAATATCCTGCAACACGCCTTGACGTTGCAAAATATCGTTGCCGTACATATACGCCTGAGCCTGCTTGCCTCTAATATTTGCGCCGGCAGTGGTATTGATGACCAGCTGCATGTCGGACTCTGGCGCGCCGTTATCCGCTAATATTTTGCGCACTTGCGCGGCATCGGAATAATCGCCGGCGGTGGCAAACGGGGTAGTGCCGGCGGTGCCGTAGGCTCTTGATGTGGTGCGATAGAGTAATCCGATGTCGCTTTCGATTTCGTTGACTAATGTGCGCATAGCCTGCGCAAAGCGCTGACCCCGAATGGTGAGTACACCAGGGCCGCTTTGCAAGCCTCTGGACTCCTCGCCATTGAACCTGACCGGGACACGGCGGGATTTGGTGATTGTGATCTTATTGTTGCCGACCACAGTATCGCCGTCATTAGGCGGCGTTACGCCAGGTGTGACATCAGACGCGGATTCGGCACCGGTGACCGGAGATGTCACGGCCTGCCCGACCGCTGCACGCGATACCCGGCCATCCAGCGTAACCGACGGCACAAAACCGACCAGCTCGCGCGACACCGTATCCAGCGCAACGTATAAATCCGGGATTAAATCAGTAAGTGTATTTGCCATTATTGATACCTATGTGCTTGACCGGAAAAGTTAAACGACTTGCCCGCCGTCTTTAACGAATTGGACCTGTTGTGGCGGCGCCATCCGCTCAAATTCGGCGCGGGCGACCTGCTTAACAGCAGCGCCTGCGTTAGCCGGTGCGCCGCTGCCTGGGCCGCCTTGGGCTTTGGCTAAAAATGGTTTAGCCTCTAATAGCGCTTTAACCGCATCGGTCACCGGCTTGCCATCGACAGTTACCTTGCCGGTATCGTCAACCACTGCTTTAGCTTGCAGCAGCTCGACAACCGTTGAAGGGTCAACCGCTTCGCCGGCGGCCCGCAATAACGCATTGCTGACGGCGAGTTGCTCAAATTTGTTTTTAAATGTGTTGGCTTCGGCGGCCTTTGAATCTACCAGCTCTTGCAATTTGCCTTGCTCTTTAAGCCGTGCTTCGTTAAACGACTTCAGGTCTTTATGTCCGGTAGATTTTTCGAACTCGGTGCTAAAATCAGCTTGCAATTTAGCCACCGCGCTAGCAATGCCGGCATCGATTTGCGCTTGCAAAACCGCATCCGATGCTGCGGATGCATCGCCTGTGCTTGATGGTGGGTTATTTGGGGTGCCGCCATCGCCTTGTCCGGGCTCTGGGCTGCAAAATCGAGATTTGAGTTTAAACATGTCGACAGTCCTGGTGGGTTTATAAATTACACCAGCACAGATTACCGACTTAATGAATGGCGATTAACGCGAAGCGCTTCGCGGGTAAATTATTTTGAATTGAAAGGGTTTCGGTCAGAAACTGGAAAAACACGCTGACAGATTAAACGAGAATACCGAAATAACAAAATTTAACGGGGTGTTAACGGGGGGTAAAAACAAAAAGCAATACCAATGCCGCGATTATCTTTAAAAAATCCTAAAAACGCACTATAAAGCGCGTTTAGTTACAATACCTTTAAAAGCCTTGCTCGGCGCGTCTTAATCAGCCGCTAACATTCGGGGAATCGTTCCATTGCCTTTCGCCCTTTACCGTGGCGTTAGGCATCACCAAGTATAACCTTTAACCTCAAACTCCACGCTGCATTCAGGACAGTGTGTATCTGCTTCTAGCCTGTCGTCTGCATCTATTGCCCAGCGGTCATCATCAATAACTTGTCTATAAAACCAGCCTTCGTCATTTGCATTAGTTTTAAACAAATCAAATTCATGCTGGCACTCAGGGCATTGGACGTTTAGCTCCACCACTAATTTTGCTTTTACTTTTTCACTCATAATTAATTCCTCTAAAATGCCTAACAAGTCATTCAAGCGGATGCTTCGCACCGCTTAATTCGGCGTTATATCCCATTTTAACAGCTGCGTCAGTCCACGCGGATATTTCATCATTACCAAAGCCGATATCTTCGGCGGTTTGGTCGTCTGTTACTTCGAATTTTCCGCGCAGATAAAAGCATTCTGCAAACGGTCGTTTTGCCCTCACAAAATTTCGTACATTATTCAGTTTGCAGGTGCCAGCGTCAGGCATAACTCGTAACTCCAGGCGACGCAAAAAGCACCGTCGTTAGCAGCGACCCATTTAGCATTTTAGATATTATTATCAAATTCATCACGTGTGATTAAACCTAATCCATCAGACCGCACCAATTTATCAACCGGTGCGCCGCGGTCAATGGCTTGCGCAGCCCATTGCGGGATCAATTCCCGGCGTTTCCGGCCGGTTAAACCGCCTAGAAACTGGGCATAATTGCGATTGCCCGATGTCCGGATTGGAGTGACTCGCGGGATTAACAAGCAGGTGCACTGAGGGTGCGCTTTAAAGCGCGGCACGGTGTCTTTGGTAAATATGCCTTTGCCCAGGCCCATGTCAATAGACGCGTAATAATCGCAAATGTCCGTCACCACGTGGGTGCTAGACAGCCGCCATTGATAGCCGATAATGGTATCGTCGTTTTCCGTGCCGGCAATGACGGCTTGGTGCATGGCCACCGACATTTCCGTGCGCGCAATGCGTTTTAAGCTATAAAGCTGTTTATCGTATAGCCAATATTTAACCGCGCTGTCGGCCAACTCTTCGCGCCCTTGCTCCACAGCCAATTTAATCTGGCTAAATACCCGCTCGGCCGCCCGGCGGCTGCCGGTGACTTTTAGACCGTCGATACGCTCGGACACGTCGGCAATCGCGCGATCCCAATTTTTACGCGTCTGCGGGTCTCGAATCAAGTCTACTCCAGCTTCGTACAAATCTTTAACCCAATCCTCTTGATAGCGCTGCACGATAGCAAAACGCTGGCCAGCTCTGGCGCGCTCGATAGTACGTTGCATTACCAGCACGGTTTTATCGGTAGATTGGCCGGCCTTGACAGCTTGTTGCAACACATCGGTTAGGCCTAGGCGTATATCCTCGCCAAAATTAAAGAGCCGATCAGATAGCATTATACCGTCCGGCCAGCGCTGGTTGAACGCTTGTTCGGCTAAATTGGCAATGGTCGCGGATTGTAGCGTAACAGGCAGGTCGATTGCGATTTCGGCCGCTTTTTCAATGCCATCGCGCACAGACGCCTTCAGGCTGTCAGCGTAATCTGTTAATTCACGGCTGATTTCCGGCGTCAATGCATAGCCTTTAGCGTTGAGTCTGCGCGCCAACTGATCAACCAATTCACGCGCACTCAATGCTGAGCGCGCCTCGTTGGCCAGGATTTCCCGCGCGAGTTTACGGTAAAGTTCCGGGTAGGTTGCCATTAACGATGTTAGCGCTTACGCCAGTCCCGCCTGTTGCTGTAGTCTGTCACCATAGATATCGCCTTGGGCATCAATCTCTGCCTCGATATTCTGCATTTCCGACGCTGATATATCATTGCCCAGTATCTGCCTGGCCAGGTGTTTTTTCAGTGCCTTGTCAAATTCCTGCCCCATGCCTAGCGTGATGGTATCCATGGCGATAGCAATAGATTCCTTAAGATCGCTCATGTTAAAGTCGCTGGGGTAGCTGATATTGCCGTTAAACTCCAGGCCTTGCCATTGGTAGACAAGCCGGGCGATTTCGGTTTCCGCCATCTCGCCCATTTCCGCCCAGCCAGCCAGACTGGAATTGGCTTCTTGGAAGTGAAAGCTCAACGCCACGCCTGATCGCTGCACGCCACCCACAAATTCCAGATTGGCGATTTTGTAAATTTCAATCACCGTGTCAGCCATGTGCTTTTGGTATAGTTCAATAGGCTCGGGCGGCGGCGCGATGTACGCCGGCATACCGCCGCCGGCCGGATTATAGGTCAGCGCATTTTCCGTGCTGATCGTCATGTCTTTTAGTCTTTCGCGCTCGTTGCTATCCGACACCGGTATAGTCAGTATGGCAAAGGTTTGCGCGCGGAATAGCTCGCGCACTTCGCTTCTTAGGTTGTACAAATCCCAGTTGAGGCTGGCCAGGTCGTAAAAAAACGAATCGGACACGGTATCAGTTGGGTTGGTCGGCTTCGAATTGTGCAGGCGAACCACCGGCACACGGCCCACACTATAATCGCCTTGATCGATGACATCCTTGCCGTCTTTATCCTTAGTCAACATCCAGCCTGTAGTCGTGTAGGTGCGGTAAATCTTGTCGTTATTGTCCTGCTCACTAAACGTGACGGATAACCAATTGCCGGCGGCGTCTTTTGTTTCAGCGGCCAACTGGCCCTGGGTTCGTAGCGCTAAATACGGCATGGCCTGGTCGGCGCGTGTTTGGCCCTGGTTGCGCGGTTTATCGACAATTACAAATACGGTGCCCAAAATCGTGGCCATGCGCTGATAAACGAATAATAGCGTATTGAGTTTGGTGCCGGAACCGTCGGCATTTAGGGCA